GCCGACGTCGTCAAACTACACATATTGTCTTCTTCGTGGTTCTCCGCGCCATTATCGCAAAGTAGCACATTATCAATATCACCGGCTTCATACGCATCCCGAGAGAATATAACGAACTTCATATTCAAGACACGCTCCATCGCGGCGATGGCCCACGCATCCGGCCAGTAAAGCGACGTCATCATCCGTTCTTTCAGTTGCTGTACGTTGCGGACTTCACGCATATAGTCATACCGCGACGAGAGAAGTTTCGTATATTTCATTTCATCCTGTTTCAGATTGTGTTCGATGACGAGTTTCTTCGCCCCCGCAATCATCAGTTGTTGTTGCGCGCGGTCGTGGATACTCGATATCCGGCGCTTCACGTCATTATAATTATTCACGAGTTCCTTCACCTCTCGTGTCTGGGTTCGCGTCAACCCATTATATAATGCGAATTTCTCTCGATAATACCGAAACACATCTTCCGTGACTTCATCGGTGAGTTGTTTGCGTAATTCCAGAATCGTCGTCGTGCGTCCTTGTGTCAGAAGTGCGTCACGAATCACTGCGAAAAATGCGTCACTTGCACCTTCGTTCTCTATGAAATTGAAATACTTATTTCGAAGATACTTCTGAATCCAGAGGTCGGATGCGGGATTGGGTTTATATTGACTGCGCTCTAATTCAGATTGTTCCTTGGTTTGAAGCGGGAGAATTGACGCACCAGATAAGAGGTGTTTTTGTCGGGCGTCGAGACCAAAAGTGGTGTCATAGTCGGCGCCGCCGACGTCGTCGTCGTCGCTACTCGTGTCATCACCATCTGCGTCGGTGGATGCAGGCGCGGGCGCGGGCGCGGGCGCCTTTCCGAGAGATTTCTTGATTTCGTTCACTTCGGTCGCGCGTTTTTTTGAGTCACTCGCGGCAGCAGTGGCGGCATTCGCGTCTCCCTTTTTCGCGCGCGATTTACGTAATAATTCTGTATTCACAAACCCATATAATAGCGGTGTTAATTTATGAATATCCAAATCCCCAGATTCATCCATTTTGATATTGCCCGACGGCATTTCATAGACGCCGATTTGTTTCATAAACTCCATTTCGGTATTGAATAAATAGATGGGGGCGTATACGACATTATACCGTTTCGCGAAATGGTAGTTCAATTGCCCTAGACCGATGACGACTTTTTGCGGGTCACGCAGTAACTGAACCTGAAATAATGGTGTATTGTAGTTGAAGTCTTCTTCTTCTAAATGCGAGTATTCGTGATAATTGATATTCGTGTTGAGTTTTGATTTTACCATAATGCGCAGGCGATGGTGGTGTTATACTAATGTAACGTAATTATTATATACAAATAAATAATAATTACACACGATACGCGCGAAAGGTGCCGAGGTGTAGCGTAGGTTCGCCCTTGGCAAACGTAGCGAAACCAAGGCGCTACCTGTAAACTATCGTATTCCTTGCCACCCCCGTCTCCGCATCCGTCTCTGTCGTAATAAATGACATCTTGAACCGCCGTTCCTTTGCTTTATTCAATGCCGTAATTACGCGTTTATACCGGTCTACATTATTGTCCGATGTCCCGCCTGCCCCCAAATGAAGCGCATCTGCCTCATTCCCATAATCCAGGATTTTCTTCTCTTGCCAAATATCGTAAATCGAGAGAAACCCAGGAATATTCATAATGTAGATACCCCGGTTCTGGCGGTGGTAATAATTGCTTAAAATCACGTCATCCGAGAGACGGCAGATTTGGTTATCGAGCGCAGTATACCGCGTCATATATTCCACGAAATCGTCGCCAAATGTATTCAGTTTCACACAAACCGAACCATACCCTTCGGCAATCGTTGCCGTGTCTTTGTGCGCGCGTTTGCCGCTTAGATTCATATTCACGAAATCAAACCCAGTAGAGGTCCAGACATTATTGTCATTGGGGGGAATCATTTTCTCATAGGTTTCAATCATTCGCTTGGGATAGGCGATATCATCGTCGAGGTAAATAATACGTGTTTGTTCCGGGTCATACTCTTTAGCGTGTTCGCGCAAATAAACCACTGCCGGCAAAATCTTCGTCGCCGGTCCATAATCGGTCTTGATACGATTCACACTGAGAGATTTACGAATATACTTTGGGACAATATAAGACTCACCCGTTCGCGCAAACTCTTCCGGAATATTCAATAAAAATAAGTCGGGTTTGCGCGTTTGGTCTAAAATACTGTGTATCATCGGTCCACATTTATTGATACGTGTCGGACTGGTTGTAAAAGATACGACGATTTTCATATCTCGTGTTTGTATGGTGTATTATGTATTACTCCCGCAGTCTATCTATATCTTTTTCTACTTTTTCGCCTTTCCATATATTTCGTCTAGCATATCAAGATGCTTAAAGATGGTCTTGTTCGTAATACTTGGTTTGGACTTGATTTTTAACTTTGAAATTTCGGTTATTTGTTCTACACGAGTTCGGAAAGCATCGGCAACATCCGCGTCGATGACAGCACCCGCGCTCGCACCCGCGCCTGATAGTGTAGCGTGTCCGTGTTTTACCATAATAAAGAGGTTCTCCGCGAGTTCATCGACCTCATTTGTCTTCCCCTCTTGACGCATATTGGAATACATCAATTCCTGAATCTGGCGCATCAATGCGACAACTTGACTCTTCTCGACGATTCCAATTTTCATTAAATTCACGATAAAGAGCGACATTGCTTTTCGTTTCTCGTTTGCCTTATTGATATCGCAAAACTTGTCGTAGTTTTTCTTCGGGTCGCAATATTCAATCGTTTCAAATAGGGACATAAATGACGTGAGATTTTGCTCAAATACATCGCGAAATACGGTGCCAGTTCCAGTACCGGCGCTACTGTCATCCGCCATCAAATCACGAAACAAGCGGGCGTAAATCTCCGAATAGAATGCGTTCGAACTCGCGGTAGTAAAGATAGATGACGCAACACGATTCATTAACGATTCTGTGTTATGTTCTTCATCATCAGCACTGATTTCAGATGAAGCCAATAATAGTGAAGCAATTTCCTTTGTTATATTTGCGAGCATTGTATCATACGTTTTATCTGTAAGTTTGTTAAGATAAGACCGAATATTATCAATATTCAATTCAATCCCCTCCTTCTTCTTCAGTTCGGTTTTTTGAAAAGATAGAATCGTATCCCATTCACTGTTCGGAATTTGTTGTGAACCGTGATGACGCGATGACGACGACGATGACGATGACGACGACGATGACGACGATGACGACGATGTTCTCGTAATTGTAAATCCATTGCCACCGATACCAATGCTATTGTCTCCGTCGTTTCCACCAAACCTGCTTTGAAATGAATTCGCACTGCTTCCAGCAACGTGATAACCATTTCCATTACTATTTCCACCGACTAATGGCGTTGTCGCTGTTCGAAAATCTCCGTGTTCACGCACAGGAAACACTGGGGTCTTGATATATGTTGGCGCTCCTACTAAATCGGCCAAATCTGAAACCGATTTCAATACTTCATCTGGTAATTTCAACTCAAACCCAATATTCATAAACGCAGCATAATCCGGAAGGTCATAACGATGTGTTATTTTGGCCATTGTATACGTATACGTATATGCGTGAGATGCGTCTATTATAATATATATCGTTGTTTTATATCAATTTTATGACAAGTGTGTTTGGAAGGGTATTTGAAATGAGAGATGCGCCCTCAGCTCCTCAGGAGTATATTCGCGCAAATCTCTCGGTGCGCACTTTTGAAAAGAATAAATATGGTGAAGTATTCACTCCATATAACTATGTATGCGACCTCCTCGACCAACTTCCTGCGCGAGTTTGGCGCAATCCACGGTTGAGATGGTTGGAACCGGCTGCGGGTATCGGGAATTTCTGTATCGTGGTGTATATGCGATTAATGGATGGTCTCTCGGAATCATTTCCTGATCCGGTCGTACGGCACAAACACATTATTCAAAATATGATTTTTATGGTCGAAATCAACGAGGAAAATGTAGCGCACGCGAGAGAATTATTCGGGACATTGGCGAATATCCATTGCGCAGATTTTTTAAATGACACACACTCGGAATCCGAACCGAATTGGGCAACAGCGACAGAAATGGTAGCCGATATCATCGTTGGAAATCCTCCTTTTCAAACTCCGAGAGAAAGTGCGCGAATCAGCAGTAAAGGGGGTCAGACCTTATGGGATAAGTTTATTGTTAAATCTCTCGAAATACTTCACCGGAATCTTTCATCTGACGCCGACGCCGACGCCGACGCCGACGCCGACGCCGATAGATTTCTCTGCTTTATTACCCCACCTGCGTGGCGAAAACCATTGAGTCCTCACGGTTTATGGAAAATGATGACACGGTCTCCGTGTCACCTTCAATACCTTCATATGATAGATAAGAAAACCGCAATCCGGGATTTAAGCGTTCAACAACGTATGGACTTATTTGTCGTGTGCGTAGGTGGAGAGTCAGACAACACATCGTGTCGTGTAATCACAAGTGATGCTGACGGAAACACGGAATATAATATCGCGCCGAGAGATTGGCCGTTTCTTCCTAACGCCGAGTTTGAATCTATAAAAGAGATACTTGACCCTCTTGGTCCCGCACCTCATCGTGTAATTTACGACCGTTCAGCATACGGAAGCGATCTCCCGCATATGGCACCCGAATACCGCGCCGGAGAATTTATTTATCCGGTGGTTCATACAATGACACGACACGGTCTTGGACTCTGGTATTCCAATACGAAGACGCGCGGGACGGGGCATTTCGGGAAGGCGAAGGTGATTTTAAATTTCAATGAAAAATTATACCCGTATCTAGATTACGCGGGAGAATACGGTATGGGGCAGTTTTCATTTGGGTTGCCTGTCTCTCTAGGGGGGGAAGGGTCGGTCGAGGAAGGGGAGGCGATGGTGCGGGCATTGAATTCACCACGATTTCAGGCAATTGTTCGCGCGACGAAATGGGGGGCGTATCAGACAGACCGGCGGATGTTTGAATATTTCAGGGACGGATGGTGGCGAAATACTTGTTTATTCTCATTATCACGATAATCAACTTAAACATATCCTGCTATTATTATCAGACATATTCGATATTTTTTCGAGAATTCCCTCTTTCTATACAATGTCATCCTCCGACGATACTCCTTCAAGTGCCGTCGCCACCACCACCACCACCACTGCCGCCGTCGCTGATACTGTGGCCACTTCGTATCCCGAATTTAAAAAATGGGAAGACGTAGATGACATATCTCCTGACCTTCTCCGGGGCATATACGCTTACGGTTTTGAAAATCCAAGTCATATTCAGCAAAAATCAATACTTTCAATCATCCAGAAACGTGATGTCATCGCGCAAGCCCAGTCGGGGACAGGTAAGACCGGCGCTTTTACTGTCGCGGCACTTCAAAGCATCGATACAACTTCGGCTAAAACGCAAGTCATCATCCTTGCACCTACACGAGAACTTGCGAAACAAATCTACGACGTCATCTCCGGTCTTGGCGCAATGATGTCTAGTTTGACAATGCGTCTTCTTGTAGGTGGGACGTCTACTGCGGAAGATGCGGTTGAGTTGCGTAAATCCGCACCACATATTATAGTGGGATGCCCAGGTCGCGTATTTGATATGATACGTCGAAACAATATTCAGGGTTCAGGTGTTCATATGCTCGTATTGGATGAAGCCGACGAAATGCTTTCCGCTGGTTTCAACGACCAAATCTATAATATCTTTCAATATATGCCTTCCGATATTCAAGTTGTGCTTTTCAGTGCAACAATGCCACCTGAACTTTACACTCTCACTGAGAAGTTTATGCGGTCGCCTGTGAATATACAAGTGAAGGCAGAGCAACTGACGTTAGAAGGAATTCAGCAACATTATATCGCACTCGACGATGACGTTCAGAAATACCTGACATTAAAGGACCTCTTTAAAACCATTTCGGTATCACAATGTATTATTTTCTGTAATTCAACCAAACGTGTTGCTGACCTTAATGAGGCAATGCTTTTTGATGGATTTCCTGTTTGCTGTATTCACAGTGGTATGGAGAAGGGCGACCGCGATAAAGCATATCAGGAATTCAAAGCGGGCGTTCATCGTGTTCTTATTTCATCAAATGTAACCGCACGCGGTATCGACATTCAACAAGTAAGCACTGTCATTAATTTTGATATGCCACAGGATGTTCACATCTATCTTCACCGTATTGGTCGTTCCGGTCGTTGGGGGCGTAAAGGCGTGGGAATCAATTTCGTCACCCGTCGCGATATGCGGATTAAGAAGGAGATTGAGACATATTATGGAACGATTATAACAGAGTTACCAGTGAATTTTATGGAAGGGATTTAGACGGTGGCGGTTCGTAATGACGGCGACACAACGATGGGTTTAAAATGAGATTATTCTTTCATTTTATACTGTAAAATGACAGGCGATAATTGTTGTTCTTTTAGTGTCTGTTCTTTATTCACAGATGTTCGTGAATCTGTTTCTGAAATTCCACGCGATCCAGAAGATGTCAAAGCGTTATTATTGGAACATTTAGGATTCAAGAACCAAAATGACGCGGCGGCAGCGGCGTCAGGGTCTGCGGCACTTCCATTGACAACATTCAAACACCCGATTTCATATACGAATCCTGAAAAATTACACGAACTCCCCGATTCAATCATTGATGACCTGGAAATGATAAAACCAAAACAACGTGGTGCGGATACCCCGACCCCGACCCCGACCCCGACCCCGACCATAAACGGTCTGTATCATTATGTCTTCTCACCAACCTCCGTCTACGGAACTGAACACCTCCCTATTTGGAGCAAGTATTATACGACGGACATCGAGTATCTCAAACAAACCCAGACACTTCTTCAAATGTTCGATAATGAACTCCTCGACCGTTGTATCGCGCAGAACACCGCATACGCGACCCCAGTGGAAGCCTTTGCGACAATGAAAGACACCTGGAAAGATTTTCGTGGAACAGGTAAACTTGCCGATTTTAAAGAGAAATTCAGTTATATCGAAACTCCCTTTCTCTCCAAACTAAATGGGTCGTCGTCATTTCTTCAATTCCTGACACTGTATAATATCTCGTCGCCGGTGATTGCGCTGTTGACGCCACTCATTGTATTAATCATCCCATTTTTCGTGCTAATGATGCGAGGTTTGACCGTGTCTATATCCGAATATATCGACATTTTGAAAACCATCATTAGTCAGCACGCAGTGGGGAAATTTATGACACAATTCTCGGAAGTAAGCGTAGAACAGAAGATGTATATTCTAATGTCGGTTGTCTTTTACATTTTTCAAATCTACCAAAACGTGATGGCGTGTGTGCGTTTCTACCGGAATATCAAGTTGGTTCATACCCACATTCACACCATCAATGGTTATTTAACTGCGACGGGGGTGAATATGTCGTATTTGATTCAACTTATTCAGACGTATCACTTGTCGGCGTATGAACCCTTTCGCGAGGAACTCATGGCGAAGTATACTCTACTGAACCAAGTGACACAGGCACTCGCCGATATTTCGCCGTTTTCTGTTTCTGTGAGTAAGTTCTTCCAGATTGGGTATGTGATGAAGAACTATTATTCGCTTTTTTCACAGACGGACTTAAATGACCTATTGGAGTATAGTTTTGGATTTAACGCATATATGGAACATTTGACGGCGTGTCGGTCGTTCGTGATTGACGGAAGAATTCACGCGTGTTCGTTCACAAAGGCCGAAACCGACGCCGAGGCGAATACCGAACTTGCGGTAACTGAGGAGGTAACCCAACCATTGGCGCCAATCAAAGAAGAAAGCGAAGGCGAGGGCGAAGGCGAAGGCGAAGGCGAAGGCGAAGGCGATGGCGAGGGCGAAGGCGAGGGTGTATTGCCGCCTCCGCCTCCGCCTCCGCCCGCCCCCACCGTAAAAAAATCCGGTATAACAAAACTGATGTCTCAGGTATATGCGCCTCTTCAGTCCACCGCCGCAGACGCAGTTGTCGCCAATGACGTCGTCCTGGATAAACAACTGGTGATTACTGGTCCCAATGCCGCGGGAAAAACCACGGTTATCAAGTCGACGTTATTCAACATTATTCTCTCACAACAAATCGGTTATGGATTCTATGAGCGCGCCGAAATCAACCCATATGATTATCTTCACTGTTACTTGAATATTCCAGACACATCCGGGCGCGACAGTCTCTTTCAGGCCGAATCGCGCCGGTGTATGGAAATCCTCCGCTGTATTATGGATAATCCCACCAAACGCCATTTCTGTATTTTTGACGAGCTTTATTCCGGAACCAATCCATACGAAGCTATCGCTGCCGCATACGGATACATTGGGTATATCTCCAAAAATCCACGGGTCGACCTCATTCTTACTACGCATTACATTGAACTCTGCGAACTTCTAGACAAGCAACACGCGAATGCGATTCGAAATCTTCATATGTCGGTATCTCCGGATACAGGCGCATACTTGTATAAAATCGCCAACGGAATATCCACCATCAAAGGAGGATTGAAAGTGCTCCGCGACCTCGAATATCCAAACGAAATCGTGGAGAGCGCGAGTGAAATTATACGGGGGTAGACTGTTTCGCAAGTGAATATCCGGCAATACCAGTCAAAATATGATAACACGAATGAAATATGGCGTATTTACCACGAATGACTCTTGTTCCTCGTGGAACCGAATTTTTATAGAAAAAAAAACCTATCATAAATGACATATAGAACAAAGAGTCTAAATGTCCATAAATATACAAATTTTCGAGAATATGAGATATTATACACAACTTCGCCATAGTTCCTTCCATTTTTTGAAACAGTGAAAGAATATTCGATGAATAACAACATCCTTCGCGTTGTAAATGATAATAATACGCAAATAACACAGTAATCAATGAAGCAGTTCCTCTATAATATTGTTCGTTTACAAACAATGTAAATACACACGGTAAGAACGCAAGTGTACTCAACGCGCAAAAGTCGAAAGGTAATAATGAATCATACGGGCATCCATTTTCATCATTGATAGAAACTTCGCTATATTCGTTATATAATGTCGTATGTTTACTGAGTTGTTCTTGTAATATTTTCGTGCTTTGTTCACACTCAACATTTGTCGGGTCTACCGGTTCACCAAGCGTAATTGTTCGTGTGGAATAATTAATACACAATGGATAAATTTTACATTTCATTTGCTTTGCTATATAATAATAACCAGTTCTCCATTCTCGCTTAGAACACGTTCCTTTTGGCGAAATATGTAACATCGGCATTTCACACATTTGTGTCACATTAGCAATAATATGTTGTATTGAATCGCTATTTTTATTTTCATTTGGCGGAGCATATACACAGTTCAATAATGATGTAAATGGACGATAATACCACTTAGATAATTTTGGCTGAACCAATGCACAAAAGTTGCACCCGTAACTAGAAATTTTATATAAAAAATATGTGAATATGTCCCAATAACTCGTATGTAAAAATACGATAACGCATTTTTCACGAGGAATATTTATACATTCACTCCATCCAAATAAACGTTTTATGAAATTTAGTCGCATTCTATACTATTGTATTACACGAACTACTTTATATTTACTTTGGTTCAACCAAAGCAATACACCCGCGCAACCATCGCTTATACGTATAATAAATGGGGTCGTGTGTATCCGTAACTTTTTCAAGCGTGCGGATATTATTGTA